ATTCTCATCCGCAAATCACTGCTCTGCTGGTACAAGCCACCGATAGCTTGAATCTCTGTTGCCGTCCTGCGCTCGGTGTTTTGGAGTGTTTGAGTCAGGCCAAAGTCAGGTGTGCTAACCCGGTTCTGAGCCAACTCCCGCACGATGTTCATCTGAGTATCAAACGAGATCGGAGGTGACTGATGAGCCACCGGCTGAATGCCAAACGGCAGAATGCTGCCAGGTGTCATGCGGAGATTGCCGGTGTTTGGCATATCTCTCTCAGCGCGGAATAGCGGACGATTGTAGACTGTCATGCAGTCATTCTTCTCGTTCATCAGCTTCGTAAGCTCGGCCTCCATCGTTGCTTGAAGCTCGACTACTCCTCGTGGCGAATAAAAGCCTGGGTCTTTAATTTCGTAAGGAAACGCGATGAACGGTGGCTTACCGTGCTTGTAGGGCACCTTCATCATCGGGCGTAAATCAATCTCAGGCTGAGTTGGTGAGAATGTGCAAATGCACCACTCGCCAGTCTTCTCGTCGCGGAAGTACACCTCCCAGACAATCACCTTCTCATCATCACTGAACGTCAGACCTTCACGCTCAAAGCGAGTGTACTCGGTGTCCATATCACCGGCATCGTTGTTGTAGTTACCAGATATCTGGCGAATGACCTCCGGGTCTTGGTTCAGGTGTTTCTGCCTGCGATATGAGTCCAACGAGTAAACGCTGATGTGACAAATTCGGTCTGCCTCCTCGATACTCCGAGTCCAGCCCGGAACAACAAAGTGCTGAGGATCGATACTGAAATAATTTAGCTTTTTAGCTTTGGAGTCCCACAGCACCTTCATGATGCCGGTGCCACTCACCAGCATTGCGTCCACCGCACTCAGCACCTCAGTCTCCAGGTTGGTGCGTTGTTTAAGTCTGTGGTCAAACCACTGAGCGGCAGCAGTTGTGTACTCAGCTACCTGTGGTGTGGTGGGGATAAATTGAGCGATAAGGTCTGTGGCAAATAACTGCTGAAAGTAGGCAGGCTTCAGTTCGCTGATCGTTGTGTCCACCAGCGGAAAATGTACGTCACTGGCACCGGGCCAAGGTTTGTTTCTTCTCCTCAGACCGTGGTGCCGCATCTCGTAGAACATCCGTTGCCGGGTGTCCCACACACTGCGATCTGCCAGGTCTTGAAGTACTGATGCGTTTAACTGCTCACGCGATTTCATACAGAATAATCTTCTTCTTCGTCATCTTCCTCATCGTCATCCTCAAGCAAATAGCCCAAGGCTTGCAGTGACATCAGGCAGGAATACATCTGGAGGCCACCGATCAATGTGGCATCGTCCAGATCAAACTCATCCTGGTACCTAGCCACGAGTTTCTCGATGTCACCACAGAAGCATTCAAGTTGGCCTGAGAGCTTCATGACGCAAAAAGACGCACCGTTGTGATGCGTCTCTGCTAAGTTTGGCAAATCTTTCAGCCGTTGTTGTTAGTTGGTGATGCTGTTCTTCTCTAGCTGCCTCTCGTACTCGACTATCTGCTCTAGTGCGTCTTCCACAAACTTCTTCGCCTGCGGTGATGCCATGTAGGCATCTTGGAATCCACGCTCATTCTCTAGAATCAGTCTCTTCGTCGCGTCCAACTTGATGCTGGTCGCGCATCCGCATCCTAATCCAGTCAAGCTTGTCAGTAGCACGATCTTCAACATCCTGCTCAAGTTTTTGTTTATTGGCTTTTTCTCCATATCCTAATGTTTTCTTTATGATTTCAAGTATTAGTCTGATTGTCTGTAGTAAGTTCATCCTGTGTGTAGCCCCATGCTTTCCCTGATTTTGTGGTCACCTGACCACTCTGCCATCCCTGCCTCCAAGACCTCCTCCAGGTTTGGCTGCCATCTTCTCTCCCACATGTACTGATCTGAGAAGCTTGCCATAGCCATCACCAGCGCATCTGCCCGGTCAGGAGAACTAAAGCCTCGTGACTTCATCTCCTTCTTGCTCTCCAAGTTCAACTTGCCAGTCTTGCTGGTGGCTACTCTTCTGGTGGTCAACTGACTATGCAGAATCTCGCAGTCTGGCAGGATAGCCTCACAGCGGTCTATCTGTCTGGCAGCTTCAAACCACATCTCCGTTCCACGGTTAGTGTAGCGATCCGGGTCATGCGCTCTGCCGCCTAAGTTCACCTGGTGGATCGGCCACCCCATCTCTGCAAGCTGATGGCACATTGGCAATCCTAGCCCACCTGCATCACCAAATATCTGCTCAGGCTTTAAGCCTGCCTTCTCAAACTCCAAGGCAAACCGGGCACAACCTGCCATCGTGTTTGCCTCTCTCCAGGCGACTAGCTTGGTGATCTTGTTGCCTACTCGCATGCAGAACACAGACTCATCGCCTGCCGCCGCAAAGTCACATGCCGCCACAACCTCATGACCTTCTTTGTTGGGTGGACTATCGAGGCACTGCATCAACGTGTCCCAGGGCACCACTAAGCCTTCTCCGCTTGTCTCCTGAAACTCACCAAAGATCATTGAGCGGATCAGCGGGTGGTCACGGCCCCACATCTGCTGCTGCTCTTCTATCCAAGACGATTTGATATGTGGACAGTCAAACGCAGTGACGGTGTGCAGTTTCCACCACTTCTGCTCCTTGCTGAAGATTTTGTAGAATTTACCAGTAGTGCCGCCCGGAGAACTCATCGCCAGAATGCGGCTTGGCTGAATCCGAGCTACTGCCTCGAATAGCGTTTCATCAATGCTCTTACACTCATCTAGGATGATGAAGACGTTTCCGTGGAAACCTTCAAAGCGATTTGGGCTATCTGTAGCAAAACCAAGAATCCTGCTGCCGTTATCCATCGTCAGGTCAGTCTGATTGATCGTCATGCCTAACCCGGCAACCTTGCTGGCTAGACTCCTGATCTGTGGCCACATCTGCTCTTTGACCTGGCGATAGACTCCTGACGTAGTGATGACTATCGAGCCAGGATAGATGAGTCCGTACCACAGCGCAGCAGGTGCGGCTATCATGGCGGTTTTGCCGCTGCCGTTGGCCGCCTTTAAGGCTACTCGGGCACCCGGCTTGCTTAGATCAAGCAGAACTTTTTTCTGCCAGTCGTACAACTTTAGCCCGAGGTACTTCTCAGTAAATACATCTGCGTCCGCATCTCTCGAGGATACTTGGGTTGTTGTTTTCGACCCAGACGGTTTTCCGACTGACTTGCGTTTTGTCGTGTTTTGTTCTGTTTCCGACATAATCTCCTACACTGTACTTTCTTATAAAATTGCCTTCTGTGTCTGTGATCTGATAGGCAGCCACCAGATCATTCAGCGGGTGGTAGCTAAACAAGTAAAACGGCACCTTGAAGCTTTTCGCGGCCCACTGCCCTGACTCCATCTTGTTCCAAGTCATTAGCTCTTTCTTGTAGGTGCCAAACTCGCACTCTCGCGTCTTGATCTCTGCCACCGCCTTAATGACTCCACCACGCACGAACAGGCCGTCAAGATAGCTGTATCTCTCGTTGGTGTACACCCACTCGTCACCCGGGTGGTTGGCCAGAACGATATCCACGCACTGCTGTTCATCTCTGTCTATTGCCATCACACTCCACACATTCCGTCACACTCATCCAAGAATGTTAGCTGCCCACGCTCAATATCATCTGACAGATCAACCTCACTGAGCGGTAATCCTGACCTGTGCAAATACAGTTTATTATCCACGCCTTTCCAACCGTCTCTCACTAACTCATCCACCCGGATAGCCTCCTGCCAACCTTCTGGGTCATGCTTCTTCAGCTTACGCCACTCATGATCACTGTGGTACGGACAGTACACGCAGGCACTTCTCGGTGGTTCTGGGTAGCCTTTACGTTTCATCCACTCAAAGCAGTCACCTCGCCTCATTCTCAGGTCAACAAGCGGGAACCTGTGAGTGATGTACTTCTGCATACTAGCCTTCATCCGCTGAATCTCATCCAAGCTAATGCCGATCCAGGTTGTGCAATGAACGTCCTTCGCTCTTTGCTTAGGCTTCAACCCCAGCAACTCTCTCGTCTTCTTAATGATCGGAGTGATCTTTGTCTCCATAGTACAGATGCGGTTTAACTGCCCCATCTGACCATCCTCATCCTTGGTGAATAGCGGAGGTTGGGCACACCTGTCACCGTTGTGGACAGTGTTCTCCAGCATCTTAGTCAAACCTTCCTTGTGCATCACTCTGTACACCGGGAACGGCAACTCTGACTCTAACCAGTCCAGGTAATCGTAGCACTGCCTACTCTCGGCCCCAGTGTCAGCAAACACTGCCGCAACTGGCATCGGAGTTATCTCTCCGTGTTTTGCCATAAGCGCAACCGTCGAAGACTGAACTCCTGCACCTAATGAAATTATGTCTATGTCCATCTGTGCTTCCGCTTTCTGTTGGCTATTAGCGTCTTCTCTCTGTCATCCCAGTACACCTGAAGCCTCCCTGCCGCCACCTTGGCCTCCTGCTCCGTTTGGTGATCCCCAAGTGTCTCATACGGAAAAACGCCACCACGGTTCAACCTCGTGCCAGCAGGTGCGTCTGTGCCAAAGCTATTCGTCCACAAACGCCAGGTGCCATCATCGTTCTGCCTAGCAAAGACTGTCATTCAATGCTCACGTTTCCCCACGCCCCCACTAACCCCACAAGCACTTCCGAAACTTTCTGAAAAAACTCTATTTCCACGAAAGTCTCTAACTGCTTGTGGGGCTTGTGGGGTTGTGGGGGAAATGCTCTCATTCCTCCTCAATGCTTAAGCCTGTCATAGCTAAATAACGATCCATGCAGGTACACCTCCAAGACTCAGCGTAAGCCTCAAAGTCACCATCAATATAGCCTTCAATTTTGCTATTAATGTCAAAGTTGCAGTCTAGCTCAAACTGAATGCCACTTGGGGAACAGATCGCTTTCATCCTGTAGCACCT